TGGGGCTGAGTTCTCATACTCGTGGTATTCGTCGAACCATCTGTTTGTCTGGAGATGCCCGAAAGATATGCCGTACTTTGATCCTTCGAGTCTAGGATCATGCTTAATAGCTTTCTTAATTCTGTTCTCATGGTTCCCCTCAAATCCTATGTAAGCTGGTCGTTTTCGTCGGTGGTGTCTGAACTTCCATCGGATACGCTCCTGTGCATCGTTGTAGTGCTCAATGTCTGCCTCATAGCTCTGACTGACGATTGCCTCTGGGTAACGAGTGTCAAATGTATTTAATGACCGCATGTCAGCGCCATCACCCAAGTCAACGACATAATCAGGCTTGAGGTCATACAAGAACTCACCTAACCAGTTAAACCTCTCGTTACTCACAGTCGGATCAACGTGAGCGCACGAGAAGACTACTACTGTCTTTCCTGCCATTATGTTTCCTTTATCCATTCCTCTGGGATTAACTTGTCTGCATACAGATAGTCATGCTTATCGCACCACATGCCTAACGTAGTCTTTGAGCCTTTGCTTATCTTCGCCCTAGAGTTAGAGAAGACAAACCGAATGTCAAGCTCAGGGTGTTGCTTTTTGACTAACAGATGCTTCTTTCTGTCTGCCGCAACGAACCGTCCCTTGGATTCTATGATGATACCGTTGGGGAGTTCAAAGTCAGGTGTGTAGGTTCTAACCTCGTTGACCTCATACTTGATCTTGAACTCCTCATACTTGAACGGCACTTTAAGGCTCTTTAGTTGGTCTGAGATACGATCTTCTAGCCCAGACCGATAACCATGCTTTATGCCCCTTGAGGTGGCTCCCACAGTTGTTCGTCGTACCTCCTTAGCCATAGTAGCCTCGCATTTTCTAGCACCCTCTCTACGTCACCATCGTAAGCCTTAACACACGTTTCCCAGAGATCGTCTTCTGTTTCACAGTGCGCCAGCATCTTCTCTGATGTCTTAGGGCCGACACGATGTAGACCCTTTATGTTATCAGCGGCATCACCCGTCAGGATTTGCGCATAGAAGAACTTTGTTCCTGACCAATAGTCTACCTTAGTCCACTCACCTTTTACGAAATTAAAGTGCCAACAAGGAAGCTGTAGCATGTCCTTATCAACAGATGCAACAACACAGTTATAGCCTGTCTCTGCCGCCCCCTTTGATATAAGGTCATCAGCCTCTTCGTTGACACTAACGATAGCACTCCACCTGTCAATCATGTGCTCTCGTGCCGTACCTAAATACTTTGGCTTTTCTGATGCGTTCCTATTTCCCTTGTACGGGTGGGATTTAGCAATGTCATGTCGAAAGTTTGTCTTACCAGTTAGGTACGTTTCGTAATCCTCTGGAGATGGGAAGGGAAGATCAATAGTCTCGTCAAAGATGTACATCATAAGACTATCGACTTTCTCTTCCGCATCTCTTTCAGTAAGGTCTTGAGTGGCAAAGGCTGAACGGTAGGCTATGATGTCACCGTCGATTAAAACTTTGCCCTTACCCACTTACATCTCCCCAAAGGTGACTGTACCATCGTCCTTCTCAAACCCTACGTCAGTTACATAACTGTAACCTGCGCCTCGCATAGCATCAGCTAGGAACTGAGACATTGTGTAGAGATCGAAGACACCATCTCGTGATGCACTTGAAGAACCTTCGATGCCATCCTCTTCCTTGTCGTAATAAAAGTCTATATTAACTCGCATGTTTATCCTACCATAAATAGTTCGTCGTCTTCGGTTGAACCACCGCCTTCGTAGGCAACGTGGTCAGTGACACCAACAGCAATGAGCCGTAGCCCAGCGCCCTTGGAGTAGGTCTCGAACTGAACCATAGCCCGTGTTCCGTTACCTAACGCTCCGTCTTCCTCTAGCGACCACCAAGCCTTGTTCTCAGTGCCGTTAGTCAGGTTAACTACCTTTGGTGCTCCACCAAAGTCTACCTCTGTCTCCTTTCCGTTCTTATCACTGAATGTCATCTTGTGATCGTGCATCCGTGTTAACTTAACGAACTTACCAATCCCAAAACTATTGCCCTCCTTTACTCGGTCGTTGCCCATTGGTTTAGGGTCCATCCCAGCTTCCAGCAGTTCCTCTATCTGCTCTTCGCTGGTGAAGTATGCGTTAACAACGTACTGCCCGTTATGCCTTGCAGCTTTCTTTGCAGCGTTATTTCCTTCTCCGCCCATGTCTCGGTTATCTTCAAACACCTTCGGGTACTCAAGAACCATGTTCATTGTGTGTTTAGCCATCTTACTCTTCCTCTGTTTAAGCTGCTGGTTTGCAGCACTGGGTAATATACTATAGGGATATATTTGAGAATTTTATTCACTATTTTTTACTTTTATTTTACATTAGTGAATATCAGCATAAGTCTTCCCAAATTGTACGTCTGTCCCTAGCGGTACGTTAAGGTTTATTGCATCATTTACGTTGTTTATGCTCATCTGCATGATGTTCTCTGTCTTATCTTCGTCCCCCTCCTTTGTTAATACGATAATCTCATCGTGGAACTGACCGATAGTCTCTAGTCCCATGCCACGACATTCCTTAACCCAACTGTCAAAGCAGTAGACCCCTGTACTTTGGTTTAGCGTACTGAAACGATCCTTGTCGCTGCGTAAGCTATGCCAAAAACCAGACACAGGGTTCTTAAGCCACATGCCGTTGAACAACTCACGGACACGCAACGTGCTTGCCACCTTCTCAATAGCCCAGTTACGAGACCAGAAGGCTTCTAGCAGGGTCTTGGCCTCAGACTTACTCATGCCTGTCTCACGGGCCAGCTTAGGCGCTCCTACACCGTATGTAGCACTGTAGTTAACCACCTTGTAATTCTTACGGAGGGCTTTGAGTGAACGCTCTCCAGAATTATGCTTGTCGATGTCACCTTGGGTGATAACACCAGCGTGTAGAGCCAAGTCTAAGTGAGGGTCAAAGCCTTCGTGGCTCATCTGCTCAACGTAGTCAGGGTCTAGTGGTTTCATGTAGTGCCGTTTGGTTGTATCCTCTAGTGATGTCATGTCAGCACCAGACAGAGTGTAACCGTCAGGACACGCCAGACACCCACGGATTACATCACCATATGGCTTGTCTACACCCGGTAGGTTAACCAGTGGTCGGTAGTGCTTGAACCGAAAGGTGTTCGTTAGGCCAGCAACACTAGCCTCTAGCCATCCATCCTTGTGGCACTCTAAGAAGCTCTTAAGAATACCAGCACGGTGAGTAAGGACAGTGAGACCGTCCAGAAGATCAACAGCTTGGTCAACCTCTGCAAGCTCTTTGACACTTCCGCATAGCTCCCCGTTCTTTCTGACTTGTTCGATTTGTCGTTCATCACCTGTCACCTTATCTCTTAGGAATTTATATGTCCGTGGTTTCCAACCTAACGAATAGAGCCAGTCCTTGACCTGATCGTTAGAGTTAGGGTTCCCACGCTCTTCGCCTGTCTTAACGACAAACTGCATGGTTGTCTCAGATTGCTTGTACTCCTTACATAGGTCTACCCACTTCTCGCCATGAGAGGACAGGCTACCATCTTTCTTGTGCATGACCTTTGGTCGTGAAGCCATACGAGTTAGTGTCTTGCGTGGCATAGCCTCAGCCAGTTGCTCAACCTTCTCTACCTTGAGTGCCATGATTTCATCGTAGGCTGCTTGAGCCTTATCCACATCCAATTTCCACCGCAGGGCTTCCTGTTCCCTAGCGCAGTCTAGCTTGAACGTCAGATAGTCAATCAGACGATCCTTCTCTGTTGGGTCTTGGTACAGCTTGTTGAGCTTAAGGTCTAAGTCACGCCATAGACGCACGTTGATCTTAACGTCCTCATTACACCTGTGAGCGTACTCTTCTGGCGTTAGGCTGTCCCAGTCCTTGATTACAGGCTTAGGCACTCCATAGTCCTCTCCGTAGCCCTCAAGCCCATGCTTCATACGGTCGTGGTGTAGATACCAAGATAAAGCTAGAGTGTCGATCAAACGAGCCTTTACCTCAATGCCTAGCACTTTTTCCACCGCTGGTATATCAAAGCGAACATGATTGTGACCTACGA